TCTACGGTCCGTTTATTTTTATTATTCTCGGCCAATATCCCATTCGTTATGTCGCCGAACCTCTTCACTAAATTCTAAAGCCTGAACAATCAACTATTTAAAAATAGCCTATTTTCCCCTCCGAAACAGGGGATAAATACACGCATGCACACCACACAAAACAAGGCAAGCAAACAACACATTACAACTTTGTAGGGAGTGGGCAAAAATTCCAATTCCCTACAAGTTTGTAATATTGAGTATTTATTTGTTAGATGATGGCTTTTAGATTTGAACCTTTGAAGGGGATAATTTAGAAATGTTTTTGCTTTTCAAAAAGACCGGTTTAAAAAACAAAGCCCCCCACAAGGTTTTCGGTTTTGGTTCGATAGAAAGGGGGTATGATATTCCCCCCTCGCTTATATCAAAAATAAAAAAGTGTTGCTTAAAAGAGCGAAATTAAAAGCATACCCCCGTAGGTAAGTTTTGGGGGGAAATGAGTAAAGTGGGGGGATGGTAAAAAAAATAAAAAAATTTTTAAGAATGTGCAACCTTTGGGGGGAGATGGAGTATAAAAGGAAGATTTTGGGAGTTGGGGATATATTTTGAAGAAAGGGACTAAATATTTTGGATAAATGAGGATTAGGTATTAAATTTGTAGAGATGGATAGTAGTAATGATATATGTCGGCGGGAGTTCTGGACGACGGAGAATGTGGGGTGGTACGAGAGATTGATGGAGGATATGCGCAGGGATTTCGAGGAGAATGCAGTTGGGGTGTTCACGGCCGGATTTGGTGATGGGGTGAGTGATTTGACGAGTGATAAAATAAAGCTTGATAAAAACGATGCCGATGATAGGGAAACTATTTAAAAGAGAATTGAAGCCCAAATTCACCACTGAGATTGTGAATAGAGGGGGGAAGAGTTGTAGGGTAAATATAAAGAAGGATGGGATAAGGTATGGGTACGCGGAGTTGTATTTATGGGACGAGGAAGTGGATGTGGTGAAATTCGAGAATGTGATTAAGCTTGCGATAAAATGATTAACCAATAATATGACACTATACGACACATTAGGAGTGGATAAGGGGGCAAGTGCCGCCGACATCAAGAAAGCCTTTAGGGAAGGCGCTAAAAAGAAACACGAAGACAAAGGAGGAGATAACGAAGAAATGGTTGAGCTGAACAAAGCTTATGCTATTTTGAGTAATCCTGCCAAAAGAAAGCGGTACGACAACACCGGTGAAACCAGTGAGGAGAGTTTTGAGGTAAAATTTGCCGGCTTAATTCAGCAGGTATTTATGGGATTGGTTGAGAGGGAGGAGAACGTGGAAGGAATGGATTTAGTGAAGAGGTTCGGCGACATAACGAATGGGATATTGGCCGAGAATAATAAAAATAAACGGACCGTAGAGAGAAAAGTGGAGAAGATTAAGAAAGTGTATGACCGGTTGAGCGAAGGAAGAATTAAGATTGTAGTTGGTAATAATCTTGAGGACGAAAAGAGAGCCTTGGAATTAGTGAAGGAAAACATCGAGTTTTTGAAAAAATGCAAAGAAGTGATCGCAAGTGAGCATTATCGCTTTGAAGAGGCGGACTTGCCCCAAGTGGATTGGATTCAATTTAGAACAGCTTAAAAAATAAAAACCATGCAGATAACAAAAGTAGAATTAGTAGGTTCCGGATTTAAGGGAATGAATGTCACTTACATCAAGGAAGACCCCAAGGGGGGAATAAACAAAATGAAAGAAGTAACGGAAAGGCCAAGGCACCCGATTCAGTTGAATTTGGAGATTCCGTTTAAGGATTTGAGGTATTACTTGCTGAATATTTGCGACATACTTGGAGAGGACTTGGATAAGTACGCCAAGGACTCGTTGATGAATGATTGTGAAGTGACGGCAATTGAACTTATTGGCGGATGTATTGTGATTAAGGGTACAAAGAGCGTATTTGGAGAAAAGGCGTTTAAATTGACCACGCCGAAGGTGGAAGAGGAGGATGGGTATTTTCACTACGACACGCTAAAAAGCATCGTGGAGAAGCTTGTGGAAGAAACTAAGCTGTATTTGGCGGGTAGTGTTGTTGTAGATAATACGGAAGTTGTGGCGAGATGGATAGGCGCCGGCAAAAGCAAGGAATTTGACATAGAATCATTTAATGCGCTTTCCGCCGAAGATAGAGAGAAATTCTGCACTCAAGTATTGGAAAATGATTTCGGAAAGGCCGTTTTAGGCATGAGTGATTTCTCGGTGAATGAAGAAGAAGAGGATGTTGCTATTGAAGGCGAAGGAATCGTTATTGAAGCGAAAGGCGAGGAAATTTTAATACCGGCAAGTAAGTAATAATGGCAAAAAAGATTAATTATGAGCGATAAAAAAATAATTTTTCCGAACGTAAATTTTTACGTTTCAAAATCAGATAATACAATAAAAGATTCTTCTGTTCATAAAATATATATTATTGAAAGTAATTTTAGGAAAAAGCATAATGGTAAATATTATTTAAAATATTTTACAGCGAAATCCAAATTACCAGACGAAAGCTATTTGGTTAGTTTAATAAGAACATTTTACATAGACGCGTATAAAAACTTATTGCTAATGCAAGTAGATGAAGATTGGGAGCTTGATGAAAACCAAGAGAGTGAAACCGAAAGATTAATAAAGCTTTAGCAATCATGGCAAAAAAGATTAAAACAAAAGCAGAGCATGTTTCTGAAAACTATAAATTTAGTATTAATAGTTTTGAGTACGCTGATTTAAACAAATGCGCTTGGTTTATTTATCATAATAGGATTTATTTTACTGATAATTTCAATGCTCCGAAATATTGCAAGGAAAAATGGTGGAGTTTTTTGTTTAGAAAATTAGGTTTACGAGAGTCTATTAAATTTTCTTTTCCAAAACAATTTAAAATGAAATGAAATGAATAATGAATACGCTAAAATTTTAATGGAAGAACTTCAATCTCCTATTAAATATAACATAAACCCTGTTGAAATAGACGTGGAAAAATTAATTAAAAACAGGGAAATAAAAAGTGAATGGCTTATTGAGTTTGAGTCCATCTGTAATAGACGGCAAATTAAAAACAGTTATAAAAAATCGTTATGGTTAAAATTAAAACGAAAGTGGGGGCGATGAGTAGGTCGGCATTCGCACCAAAAATCGAAACGCCACCAATTGACTCTACAAACGAGCCGATGTACACGTCATCTATAAGCGTTGCAATTTACTCGAATGGAAAGTGGTTTACGCCCCACTCAAGACACGGCGTTTTCAGGAGAAAACAGCCGACTAAGATTAAAAAACCACTAAGTCGTAAAATAAACGAAGGAACCGGAAAAGTAAAAATAAGATAATGTACATTAAATCATAATAAAAATGGCAGTAATAGGAATTAGCGGAAAAATAGGAAGCGGCAAAGACACGGTAGGAAGTATTATACAATATTTAACTACTAATAAAGGATTTCAAAATAGTAATTCTTATGAAGAATTTAAATATTATGTACAAACAGGAGAATTTCATCATACTACTCATGCTTGGCAAATCAAAAAATTCGCCCAAAAACTTAAGCAAATAGCATCTATTTTAACCGGTATTCCCGTTGAAGATTTAGAGAAACAAGAAGTTAAGGATAGGGTTCTTGGCGACGAGTGGGGCATGAATCATAGGTTTGAAAAAAACGGAGAATCCATTGAAGATTCTGATTGGGTTAAACATACAATGAGCGTTCCTACCGTTCGTTGGTTACTTCAAACAATTGGCACCGAAGCAATGAGAAATTGTATTCATGAAAACGTTTGGGCGAATGCTTTGTTCGTGGATTATAAAGCTAGATATTTTTCTAATGAAAAAGAAGTAAGTAAAGGAAATTTTGATTATTATAAATCTGGTGTAGATAATAACGCTGAATTTGTTATTGAAAAATTTCCCAACTGGATAATCACGGACACTAGATTCCCCAACGAATTAAGAGCAGTTGAAGATAGAGGGGGAATTACTATTAGGATTAATAGACCTTATGTCTTAGATTTTAGAACTAAAAAACCAATTGAATCCAACAAACAATACGTTTTTTCTGAAACCACGGCAAGCACGTATAATCACCCCTCAGAAACAGCTCTCGACGACGCTCAATTCAAATACACTATTTACAACAATGGAACTATTGAAGATTTGATAGAAAAAGTAAGAGAGATTTTAATTAAAGAAAACATAATAAAAATTTAAAAACCATGAGAACACAAGAAGAAATATCAGAATTGTACAATAAAATAAAAGACATTATTGGAACGCCTGTATATTCAGGAGAAACAATTGAGTTTTTTTTACAAGGGGATAGGGTTGGAAGCGTACTACTTCCAAAATACTCAAATATGAATGTTAGACATATTCTAGCCGACATTGCAGGAGTTTCCGAGTATGATGATTTTCATTTAGTTTCAAATGGCGGCATGGTTAGGCGCAAAGGAAGCGATATTGAGTTTAATGGAGTGAATATTTCGGAGGAGGACATAATCGGAGATTTGGGTAAAATTGAAGGTATTAAATATCAGTTTTACAGAAACAGAGAGAATTGTACATGTTGCGGGCAAAGAATATATAAGCCAAAATTTCCGTCTCAAAAAGAACTTATTGACAAACTTTACGGCAGAAGCTAATGTACCCCCAAAAAGTAAAAATAAACGAGCAGCACCGGTACTTCGACGATGAAGGAAAGGAATATTTAGGCTTTAGCAAATGCTTTGATGAATTCATGACAAAACCCTTCAACAAGGAAGGCGCAGCTTATGGAACAGCAAAGAGCCAAGGAATACCTGTAAGTGAAGTGGTGGCTAAGTGGGACGCACAAAGAGACGAAGGTAGCAGAATAGACGCATGTTTGGATATGTACGCGCACACGGGCATGTATAAACCCGAAGATGAAGACATTATTGACGGGGTGAGAGAAGTTCTGAAGATTTATGACAAATATCATAAAAGTGCTGGACAATTAGTATTGTATTCTAAAAATTATCGAGTGGCGGGGATGTGTGATAAAATGTGCATTGTAAGTAACAGGACGGACAGCCCCTTTGTGATGGCAGATTTTAAGTGCTTTGAGAAAGAGATTGAATTTATGCCGAGTGGTTCGCCGAGGTTTTTTAACGCGCCATTTGATTACATGGCAAACACTAAGTATTCTAAGATTTGCTTTCAGATTAGTTTTTACTCATATTTGTTGGAAGAACTGACGGGAAGAAAACCAATTCGGCAATTTATACATTGGATAGACCCCAGAAGCATGAAAAGAAACGAAGAGGGGGAGTTGAATGTTATTCACAAGTTGATACCGGTTCCGTACCTTCGCGCCGATGTGATTTTGTTTTTAGAGACGTATAAAGAAAGAATATTAACCCTTGTATCACCTAAAGTAGTGGAGGCTTTTTGATTTGAGTTACTTATTTTACATCGACGAAAAGAACGCAGTAATTGTCCGACCAGACTGCTATAAGTTGTCGCCGGAATTGTCTGCTGTTGGCGAGAAAGATATGTTATTTATTATCTTAGCTTTCGATTATCACTCCATATACAGACAATTTCCCGAACACGAAAGAATTAAAAAAGCAATGTTTCACGTATATGAAAAATACGACCCCGAAATATTGAACAAACATTCGATTAAGCTTGCAATAGAGGCGTATAAAGGACTGCAATATGACCCAAAAATTCATTTAGCCGAGAGGTATCAAAAGAAAATCGATAGGCTTTTAGAAATTCTCGACGAAGAAGATAGCGCCACGGCAATTGAAAAAAACACAAAGGCAATTGATTCATTAAGGAAAAACATCATTGAGTTGGAAAACGAAATAGCGGAATCGATAATAAAAAAAGGACAAGTAAAAGGCGAACAGGAACTAGGATGGCTTGAGGAGTTAAAAACGAATAAAAAACATTTTGCGTCGCTAAAAAAAGAATAGTTTATGGATGGACTTATTTCGCAAATACCATACATAAAGAATAAAGGCTTTATGGACTCCCTTGCTCCAATAGCAAAAAAGGGAATCCCGAAAGAAGCGGACAGCCGAAGAAACAAATCGGTACTTGGCACCACTCAACACGAATCATTCTGGCTTGAGGAATTAGACAAGATTTTAAATGGAGTTACAATTGGCGGCCGATGGATTCCCGGCCGATTTTATTATTACATGAATTACAAGTACATGTCAACCATTCGCGGAGTAATAACCCCCGACATGGTTGATTTGCATTTAGAGATAGCCTATTACATTGAGTATTGCAAGAGCAACGGGGTTAATTATCTTGGAGAGAAAGGAAGAAGGAAGGGGGTTTCCGAGGCGTTTCACACAATGGTTATTGATTACGGGTGGAGGTTTGGAGAGGCGTATAAGGGCGGAGTTGCCGCAGGAAAGAAAGTGTATGTTGAGGATTTTATTTCTAAGTGGAGGTTCGCCGACGCATCATTGCCACCAGAACTAAGCATGAAAAAACTCACCGACAACAATGATGAGATAATTGCCGGTTACTCAATAAAAAATGAATACGGTGCTTTTGTAGAACAAGGTTCGTTCAATACGATATACGCCCGTACCATGCACACAAACCCGAATATGTTTAAGGGGTTGTATTTGAATGATGTTATTTCTGAGGAGATTGGTGAGCACGAAAAATGGTTTGAGTTTTTTTCCGCCACGAAAGATTGTTTGATGTCAGGTAACAAACAGGTTGGTAGTTTTTTTGGATTCGGTACAGCCGGAAGTGTGAACAAAGGAAGTAAAGATTTCAAAAGAATATCAGAGGAAGCGGCCGCTCATAATTTTATTGAGCACATGATTTTCGCTAATAGGTTTTATTATTTCGGAGGGGCAACTGAAAAAAACCGACAACTGCCGATTAACTCTGATTTGTATAAGGAATACAAAGCTTACCAACTAATAGGTGTTGAAGACTTAGAACTATCAAAGGCCGATATTTTAGCGAAAAGAGAAAAACTACTTAAAGAAGGAAACTTAAAAGAATACAACGAAGACTTACAGAACAACCCCCTAAGCAAAAAGGACATGTTCCGTAAAACAATTACGAACAATTTCAACATTGATAAGCTAAACGGTCAACAGCACGTAATAGATTCTTTAGAGCATAAAAAATATTCTAGGTACATATTAGATTGGGTGAGGGATGACAACGGGATGATAAAAACACCCTGGAGAGTTAAAGCGCGTCCTGCAAAACCAGAAGAACCCGACGAACAAGTTGTTTATATTTTGGACGCAGAACACCCAAGATTAAAATTTAAGAATCTATACGTTGCAGGGATTGATAGTTACAATATTGATACATCGAAGACCTCAAAATCATTGGGGGCTATGTGTGTTTTGATTCGCGAAAACTCTATACATGACGCGTTAAAAAAAGCCCCCGTCGCCGTAATAAGAACAAGGCCGCCAAGAAAAGAGATTTTTTATGAAATGTGCTTAAAGCTTGCCGTTTATTACAACCTTATTGGAAATGTTTTGGGGGACATTAGAAGTGATGGCATTTTAGAGTTTTGGAAAAGTTGGGGAGCGGATAGGTATTTAGCGCATCGCCCAGCCAAGTTTGAATCCGAAAACTCAGACCAATTAACCGACTATTGGTTTTCTATTAACAGGTTTAGTAAACCCTTAATGGTCGGTGTTATGCAAAGGCATATTGAAGATTATAGTCAACACCTTTGGTTTAATTCATCTATTGCAACCGGACCAAATCTTATTGACGAATTGCAAAATTACGACGAAGTTGAGATTGGATCGGATAATGACTTGGCCGACGCTTATGGAATCGCCCTTGTTCAAGACATAAGTTGCGAAACAAGACCAAAGGATTTAGAAAAGCTGGACGAAGAAAATCCATTCGACCTACCCGAATACATACGTGGCAAAGACGGTAATGTTTATTTAGCCGATGGAAACGAAGACGAATTCTCTGAACACACCGAAGGGGGTATTAGTTTATAAATCGCACTTTTATTGTTAAAAAATTAAATTATATTTACGGTAAATTAATTTTACTGTAAATGGCATTAGTAAGCTGGCCTCGTGAGGACATCCCTCAAAGAGAAAAATCAAAACCTGAATACTTTAAGAAAAGGCTTGACTACGCCGAACAACTTCTAATAAATTACAACGATTCAAGGTCGAGAATGACCCGTTTGTACGAGTCGTATAATGGCGTTAAAACGTCCGCGAGTTTAGCGTGGATAGAAAGACGTTACGGTAAGCAAAACGCCGCCAAATACATCGATTATCGCGTAGGAAGAACGAAAATAAATCTTCTTATGGGTGAAAAGTTAAAAAGACCCCTTTCTTCAACAGTTGAAACAATCAATCGTGATGCTATTTCGGCTAAGATGCGCCAAATGGATATTATGATTGGCGCGATGCTTGCAAAAGACGAATTAAGAAAATTGCAAAGCGTTGGTGTTGATGTAATGGAAGGCGCGCCAATTCCAGAAAACGAAGACGACCCTATTTGGAAAAAAATGTCTCCAAAGGACAAGGAAGAAGACATCATGCAAATAATTCTCGACAATCAATTAATTGAATTGGATGTAAGAAAGAAAATGGCAGATTGTTTTCTCGATTTACTAATCACTTCAATGTGTTATTGTAAAATAGAGATAGACCAAAAAGGAGACGTTGAGCTGCACAGGATAGACCCCCGTGACGCTATATTTGAAGAAATACAAGGAGATGATTATTTGGAGAAGTCGCCCGTAAAAGGCTGCCGACAAACAATGTCCATTCAACAAATATTAACCCGTTATGCATTAACCAAAGAACAAAGAGACAAGTTGGATAACGCAAGATTAAATCCTGACATGTATTTAGGTTCGGGTGGATTAGGACGTGGTTACATGAGAATGATGAATAGTCAAATGGTGGCCGATGTTATTCATATCGAGTGGGATTCTGTAACACCAATGTATTACAAAAAATCACCAAAAACAAAATCACAATTAGAAATTGATTCTAGCAGCAATGTTTATACTTTAGAAATGGATGCGAGGTATTACGAAGATAATATCGACATGCATAAAAAAAATATTGAAAGAGGCGATTACGAAGTAGAAACAAGATACAGAATAACCAAATACGAAGCCACTCGAATCGGCGGATGCATAGACGTGAACATGAGAGAAAAACCTTATCAAGTTCGTTCTATCGACAATCCAACAGATGTAATGAGTTCTACTTACCACGGATATATTTGCGGCACCGTTGATGGCGTAAGAATTTCAATACAACAAATGATTGAAAACTTTGATAACATGTACGACATTAACATGTATCAAATTAATAAGGATTTGGCAAGGGCAAAAGGAAAGGCTTTGTTTTACGATTTAGCCGGATTACCCGAAGGTAAAAAAATGAAAGATGTTATGTACCAAGTTTTAAATGACGGTATAGTTTCTTTCAACTCCGCCGCCGCAGGAAATTTCTCAGGAAGAAATCTCGACTTAACAAACGCTATTAAAGAAATAGATTTAGGACTAAGCGCATCGCTTGAATATTCATTAAGATTACAGGACAATATCCTTAATCAATTAAATCAAATTACAGGCATAAACGAAAATCGCGAAGGCCAAATCGCCGCCTCATCTACCGCTACAAACGCCAATTCAGCAATAAGCGCATCACGCACAATAACAGAGCCGATATTCTACGGAATGAACGGTATGGAAAAAAGAGTTCTTACTAGCATAGTAAACACTTCTGCTTTATCGTGGGCGTTTTATAAAGTAGAAAAGGGAGAGCAAATACTTGGCACCGAGAAATTCAAATATTTGCAAGCAAGTAAAGAATTGGGTTATAAGGATTACGGCGTACACATAGAAGACGGCAGCCGATATATGGAAATGAGAAAAGACATGAAAGAATTAATGCTCATCTCATTGAACGCAAAAGAAATCCGTCCTATGGATGCTTATAAAGTATTGATGAGCGAAACAACAGCAAGCATGGGAGCAGCACTTGAATCATCTTGGGAGCAAATACAAATAGCAGCAGCAAAATCCGACCAAGCAAACAACCAAGTTCAACAACAAATTGAAGCGGCTAAATTGCAGCAACAAATCGATTTAGCGAGAGAGGATAGAGAGGACAAGCAATTAGCGACATTAACAGAAATAGACGCTTCCGCCGACGCTCAAATAAGAATTGACGACAATAAAATGAAGGGTAAAATGTTTGAAAACCAACAAAAGGCAGAGAACGATATTATTACGAAAGAATAACCATGTTGATATCAATGTTTTGCATCTTAAATAAAGTTGTATATATTTACACAAATTAAAACTTATTATCATGTCACAGCAAGCAGAAGCCAACGCGCGTGAGGCCGTTGAAACAAATTGGGACGCGGTTACAAATGCATTTGAAGGAAAGCAAATCGCCGAAGAAAAACCAGTAATAGAACAAAAACCAGAGAACCAACCCGAAGAAGAAAAGCCTCTTATTGAAGAACAAGAGGCGAAACCGGAGGTTAAAACACCCGAACAAGAAGCTGAAGAGCTAAAAACGCAAGCAAAAGAATTTGGATTGCCTGAAACAGCAACTAAAGAAGAGATTGAAGCGGCGAGAATAGCTAAAGAAGACGCTGAAAAACCACTGATTGAATTTAAGCCCGAAGATATTGATGGCGCAATTGAACCAGAAGACGGCACCTGGGCCGCCGCCGCCGTAGCAAAAGGAATAAAAGTTGAAAAAGACTACAAAGAATATTCTTTTGAAGACTTTGAAAAAGACTTAATTGCCCCGTACGTTAAGCAGATAGAAGAAACAAAAGCATTAACAGTTGAGAGCCTATTTACTCAAATGAAGCCAGAAACAGTAGCTGCTTTGAAGTTGATGGAGATGGGGGTTCCCGAAGACAAATTATTTCAACCAACAAAAGACATCGAAAATTATCTAGCCATGGATGCGGCACAATTAGTTCGCGCAGACAAGGAATTGTTAGGTTGGGAAAAAGAAATGATTGATGCTGAACTTGAATTATTAGGTTCAAAGCAAATCGGAAACAAAACATTACTTGAGCACGAGGCAGACAAACTTCGTAAAACATTAGGTGATGCAAAAGAGCAAATTTTAAACGAGAGACAAACATACATTCAACAATACGAATCCAAAAAAGAGCAAGCTATCTTGGCTCAGAAAGAACAGGAAAAAACCCAATTCAAAAAAGCGATGGACACAGTTTCAACGTTTATGGGAATTCCCGTTTCCGCCGAAGTTAAAGAAGCGATTTTGCGTAAGAGCAACACAGGAGCTTACGACAACATAATCACGCCGGAAAGTAAAGCTGAATTTATATTGTATAAAGAGTTAGGTCAAAAGGTCTTAAAAGCACGTCTGAACACAGCTTCGGAAAAAGGGCGAGACGAAATAAGAACTAAACTCGCGGTAATCCCACCGGTTACTAATAATAACGCAGGGGCAGCAGTTAACCAACAAGCAAGCACAGACCCTTGGGCAGCCGTTGATAAAATGGCTAAGTCGATGGGACATTAAAATAAGACTAGAGTTGCAGATTTAGGAAGATTATTAACTTAATCTTTAAAACTAAAATCTATGTCAACTACTTCACATCCGGGTTCGATTTCAATCCAAACCGGAACATTTAGTGAGGACACCTGTATTTCAGAATACGACCTCATTAGAAACGGCATGAAAAAACCGGCTATCCGTCAGATGATGGAATACGCCAATCGCCGTTCATTAACAACACTATTAGTATCAGGAGTTATTACTCCGTATGGTATTAACAACACCGAAAAAACCAAAATTGGTGATGTATTAACTAAAGGTAAATCAATCGGAAACAACGGATATCAATATCCGGTTATGGGTCGTATTGAGAAAAACGCAACTATTGTACGTCAAATTGGAGCTACTCAGCCCGATGGTCGTTTCCAACTTTTAATGGCAGACCGTCATTTAACAGAAGGAATGAACGTTAAATTTTACAATCAATTTGTTGCCCGCGTAGAAGGAAACCCAACAGGTTCTCCGGCAGGTGGTTATTTGTATAATTTCTGGGCACCAAGCGGCGACTTGTTCAGTTATGCAACAGCAGTAACTCCAATGCCCGGAACCAAATCATGCTTTGGATATACAACATCTTACAGTGAGAAATCTCTTAAAGGTGATAGCCGTTCAGCAGCACCAAGTTTATTTATTCAGCATACCACTATTCAACGTAAAACCGTTGCAATTACAGGTACCGCAAGTTCACAAGTGTTATGGTACACGTTTACCGATAACGAAGGTGGTCAATCTCGCGGATGGATGTATCAAGCTTTACAACAAGGACAGGCTCAATTCTTAATGGAAGATGAGCGTCAAAAATTCTGGGGTGTTTCAAGTATGAAAAACGCAGACGGCTCTTTAAGACAAACACCTCCGGTAGACCCAACAACAGGATATCCTATTATTCAAGGTGACGGTATCGAAGAGCAAATCTCAGGCGGTAACGTTCTTGAAGGAAGCGGAACAAATGGAGAATGGACTTACACCGACTTAACAAACATCATGAAGACGTTAGAGAAAAAATCTGACAAAATCAGTGGACTTAAATGGTGTTTGATTACCGGTACAGATGGATTCGCAAACTTCCAAACACAATGTAAAGAGTTTGGCGCAGCATCAAACATTCAAATATTCAACAACGTTTCTCAAGACGGAAGACCGGGTGGAGCACTTGTTGATGTTGGTTACAACTACGCTTCATTTAACGTGAACGGAAACCAAATCATTTGTATTAAACATCCATTGCTTGATGATGAATTAATGTTCCCAGAAAAAGGACAAGACGGCAACATCTTGATGAGTTCAACTGCTTATGTTATCAACTTAGGCGAAGGTGAAAACAAAAACATGGAAATTCTTTACAAAGCAGCTAACGGAATCAACCGTCAAAATGTAACAGCTAGACTTAACGGTTTAACTGGTGACACAGAGATGAGCGTTTCTGAAGAAGATGCAATGAAGTACGCAATGTTAAAAGAAGACTTAATCGCTATTTATAACACACAATGTTGTGCTATATTGCGTAAAGCATTCTAATCAAAAAATCACAGCCCTTCGGAAAATCCGGAGGGCTTTTTAAACCAAACAAATAAATAAAAAATGGAATTTTTCAAATCAAGCGCACTAAGCGCCAACGAGGGAGTCGTTGAAGGAAGAGAATACGTCATTTATACTGACAAAAACGGAACAAAAACACGAATTTACAACATGGACAATCCGGAATTGTGCCGACGCACAGGAACGATTGAACTTGAGTTAACAAGAAGAGGAGATGCAAGACAGGCTCCAAGGTTTGTAATAACACAATGCTATGATTCTGTAAATGATATTAAAATTGGAATACCAATCGGAAACGACCCCAAAACAGGAGAGTTGAAGTTTTTACCAATTGTGCTTGAAGAAAGCCATGTGTTTCATTTAGAAAACAAACAAGACGCAATGAAGTGGGCGGTTATAAAACACCACCGCGATATTGACGTTGACGGATCTAAAACAAGAAGCGGACAAAAATCAAGATACCGCGTTTACGATAAAGAGCAAGAAGCTCAAATATTCCACAACACGCGGAACATTAAGAGAAAGGCTGAGACAATTGCCGAAGGATTATTTGGTGTTCAATTACGCGACTTTGCTATTGAATTAGGATTAGACCCCGACTCAATGAGCGTTGCACAATTAAGCATGGAGGTAATCAAAAAGGCAGAGAAAGAACCAAAAAGATTTATGGACGCTTGGGATAGCCCAACTCGTCATGAATCAACTATTGTGAAAAAAGCATTAGGACTTGGTATTTTAACTCACGACCCTATGAATGGAATTTGCTACAACAGTTTACCGTTAGGCGTTTCAGAACCACAGGCCGTTCAGTACTTGAAAGACAATTACAATACGTGTAATGTTATTGAGAAACTGATTGAAAACAAAGAGATAAAATTTGTTGAGAAAATCAAAAAGAACGTAGAGCCTATTTCTGATGCTAAAGATGCTGAAATCGCACGATTAAAAGCAATGCTTGAAGCGGCAGAAAAGGGGAAAGCGGAAATAGCGAAAGTAAAACTTGACGAAGTGGTTGATACAACTATCGGAAATATAATTGCTGCCGATGAAGAACTCGCTGCTTTGGTTGCAAGAGCAAAAGACTTGAAAGTTCCATATTGGCATGTTATTAAAGACAAAGAGATTCTTAAAAAGAAAATCGCTGAAAAAGAGGCCACAACGCAAAACTAAAAGTTGAAAAGAAGGGAGAGAAATCTCCCTTTTTTATTTATATCTTTATCAAAACTATTTTACAATGAATGCAGTTGAATTAAGAGACAGAATCGATTATTACAACGATTTAACTCGCAGCGCAAGGTTTTCTTTTGCTGATTATAATAATGTTGTTAACAGCGTTATATCCGATTACGTTGACGAAGAACTTGGACTTAGCAAAGATTCTCCCCGAAAAGGATTTCAAGTAAGTCAAACGTCAAGAGATAGATTGCACACGCTAATAAAAACAGCAACACCGGCAATAACGACAGGAACGGTTATTACAGGAAGGTACGGAAGCTATACGCCTTGTACAATCGCGTACCCGGCCGACTATCAAAACTTTGTTCAACTACACACATTAATTGATGGCTATACCGAGTATTCTCGCCCGATGGATTATAATGATTCAGGACCACTACTCGACAACACGTTCATGAAGCCAACAAACAGAAAAACATATTACAACGAAAACGCAACAGGCTTGACAATATTAAGAGGTACGGGCGGAACGTTTTCTTCTGCTACGTTGACTTATTTAAAAACACCCGCAACGTATAGTTTAAGCACAGAATCAAACATTAAAACAGCAGGACAGAACCTAACAGTTGCAACGTATTATGCTTTAGAAACAACTGTTTTTATGGGGGTAACATATTTATCAGGAGCATCGATAACAGGCTCCGTTAACCCCATAACAAGCGGAAGCGCTATACTAGCAAGTTTGACAACAGCTTGTGATTTGCCGGCGTACACGCACGATGAAATAGCGAAATTAGCAAGTTCTGTAATGTTAGGAGTAACGGCTAATTATAACTCTTCTGCATTTGTTGAAAAAGAAGCAAATAAAAATCTTTGATATGTTTACAATTAGATTAAATTTACACTCATTATTAACCTTATAAATTAAAAACGCATGAAACCGATTATCAAATCAGTTCTATTAGCGACATCGGGAGCAACCGACGCATTGAACAGTGGTGGTTATTTGAACATCACAGGTTTGAATCCAGTGCCTAAGAAAAGCATTGTTTCAATCAAACAAATCAAATATCGCGCAGAAGTGCCGCAAGTGGTAACAGTAGGCTCAAACAGCTACACGCCAGAAGCAGGAACTCTGTATTCAATTTCTATTTACGACCCAAATCGTAAAGACCAAGGTTGGGAAGAAAGTAAAAAAACTTATTCTCAACTAACACCTCCAGTAATAACAACTTGGGGAGCAACAGCAGCGTTGCAACGTGAATATCTTCACGGCCTTTTAATTGCAAAAATTAACGCCGATGGAACTAATCACTCAACAGCAGCTTCTTTAGGTACAGGAACAGGATTTACCGTTACAGATGATGGCGGATACTATCCAGTTAAGAGTCAATCAATGACTAACGTAAAGGGGCCAAACATTGTAATTGCCGACACAAATTCAGACGGCACAGGCTTTACTTCTGCCGAAGTAACAGTAACCACAGCAGCAGTTATTTCATCAGGCGTAGGCGCTATTTTAGCATCACAAGTACCTGTAACAGATAACGTGTTCGGTGGAAACTTAATTTCTGGTATTTTAGAAGGAGCGCCTCTAACAACAGCAGGAGTCGCAGCAACAACAGGTCAAAATTACGATGCGTTTGTAGTTGCGTCTTTAAGTATTCAAGAAACACCTGGAATTACAGGACACTACACTTACATTGATTCAACTCAAACAGCATGGGTAGACAACGGAACAGGAACATCTACTTCTAACTTGACCGGATTCATCGCTTTCCAACGTCAAATGAGAAAAGAGATTGCATACATTTATCAAAATGATAAAAATGCAATTTGTGAGTTCTTCGACAAAGGTTACGTAATGCAAGCAAATCCAGGCATCACTCCATACACAGGAACGATTGCAGGAACTGCCGACGTAATGAAATTCTTCACAACTCCATACGGAACAAAATTAGAGCAGTACAACATTAATGCTCAAACAATTTTTGCTCCATTAGAAGTTGCAGCAGGACTTCAAATCGAACAAGACGTAAACGCAACAGATGGAGCGCACTATTGCGGTGGAACTCTAGCTTTAGCGCCAAACTCATTCGTTGTTGGTAAACAAGAATTTATGTGTTTAGCAAGAATGGTTGCAAGTGACTGGACAGATGCTTTCTTAATGGTAGGTTTCCGTAAAAAAGCTGTTTACGCAGCAGATTACACAACCTACGATGATTTAGGAGCAATCGGAACGCAAGTTTCAGCAGCTAACGATTATGTAGCAACTCAAGGTAACATTAACAATGGTACAATGAAAGAAACTGTTTCAACAACAGCTATTGCCGCCGATAACGTATCAGTTGATTTAATTATTAAAGTTGCAATCGACGGAACTGTAACAGCAATCAGAAACAGCACTACATTCCCTATCTATTCAATTGGAACAACTCCACTTGTTTTAGATGCAGGTGATGAAATGATTCCTTTCTTCCAGTACATCAATTTAAATTCAAGTGCGTCAGGATTGACAATCTCTGAATTTATTGCTATACCAACAGTAGACGCTATTTCTTAATTATTAATCAGAAAAAGAGAGGCGTAAAAACCTCTCTTTTCATAAAACTAAATTATTATGTCAGGATTATATAGAAAAGGAAACAGACTTCTTCCCGTTGGAATACCAAAAGTTATTTACGGTGGAGCTATGGCCGGCGTTATGGCCGACGACCTTGTTACTAAGGCACAATTAGACGCAATAGGTGGTCCGGCAGGAATCACAACAGATTCCATCACTCCAGATACATCAGGTGCAGGAACGTCGATTTTACGTCCAGCAGGAATATTTACAACAGCAACAGTTGCAGCCACGTCGTTAAAATCAAGCGGAGTTTACGGTTTGTCGAAAGCAAATGGGCAAACAATAACACTACCGGCACTTTCCACAGCAGAAATTGGAACAACTTATAGATTTCACATCATAACAAGTTGTACAAGTGTTGGGTATGTATTTAGCAAAGGAGAAGCCGGTGACGTTATGGTTGGTGGATTGTGGTGTACTATCGCAAGTCCAGACGCATCAAACGACATGGAATTCAATATCGCCGACGGAACTGAAAACACTTTAACACTAGGCGCAACAACAGCTTGTGGACTTGCAGGAGGTTATGTAGAATTTACAGCAATCTCAGCAACTCAATGGGCAGTAAGCGGAACAGTATTAGGTTCAGGTGTTCTTGCTTCAAACTTATTCACAACGGTTTAAAGGAACAAAACTTACAAACAATTAATTAAAAAGCGAATAGAAATGTTCGCTTTTTTTATTTATATTTGAAAAACAAATTTATCATGAATTCATCTGACGTATCAAAACTTTTTACAAAATTAAATGAAGTTATTGACGGAATAAACGAAATATCTTCTCCGGCAGGTTATAAATATATTGGCGGAACAAGCGAGAACAATGGAGAGTGGCGATGGTTCATTCCACAAGAAGACACGGTGATTAACGCAATAACATTTAAAGACCCAAACGGTACAACAGTTCCTTCCGCAACAGCATTATCCATGTTAGGACTTGTTTCGGGTTCAACAGTAATTAAAGTTCCATCACAGGTAAGACCTCCTCGCGGATATATTATCACAATGATTGACTTAACTAGCGGCTCAGGAGCAGCCTATTAAAATGCCGGGATTAGGTTTAGGCATAGGATTGAATAGGGTTAAAAGCGTAGGTTCATCATACGACGCCGACGCTCAATTGTATTTTAATAGGATTACAGCACTAGGACAAACTGAGCCAGATGATGCTGAAAAATCAAGAGATAACACATTGGTTACTGATTTAAAATCAGCAACGCAATGGGATGAGTTTATTAGGATTTGGTTAATCGGCTCACAGAATAAAGAAAATGGTTTTATTTCTCTAATTAACCCAGAATCGGATTTAGTTTTAGAAGCCGGTGGCGGAATTGATTTCACGCAATACGAAGGCATTAAAGGAACACCCGGATATTTAAACTCTAAATTTAACGGTGTTGATGATGGCGGCTCAATCTTCTTAGAAGAAGGCCAGTCTATATTTTTATATTTTAGAAACACGGCCACTAACGACTTAGCTAATTTTGGATCGTATCAAACATCACCTGGATTATCTATAACACAATGTTATCCTGCTTTCTCTGGAGCTTTAGACTTCACTATTAACGGAACAACAGGAGGAGGAGGAACTAATCCAAAGAAAACGGGTATGCTTCATTTAAAAAGGGATTCTGGATTTTTAACCACTTATCAGGACGGAATACAAATTCTTGGCCCAACAGCCGTAACTTCTACTGGAGCAGTTGGCGTAGACTTTCATTTTCCGGGACGAAGCACGCCGGCAGGAGCAAACGAAGAAAAGGACACAGCTAGACAAATGGCAGTTGTTGCTTTAGCTTCAAAGGACGTCGACCCTTGGTTGGTTAATAAGGCATTTACAAAATGGTTAGACGCAAGGTCTAAAGCAGTTCCTTTGGTTGCCGAAAAAAGAACATTAATTTTAATGTCAGGACAATCAAACAACACGGAAAGAACTTTAATATCCGGAAACATAACTTCTCCTTATACGGATGTAATTCCTAATATTTACTCTGGTAATAAATTAGCAAGCACAAACCCATTTACCTTTCCGGTTGAAGCATATCAAACGGGTGTTAATAGTTGGGCATTGAGTGATACTACCATGTATGGCTGGTGGGTTTACATGGCCTACAAACTAGGAGTAACTTATGGTGATAAGTGTACAATTGTAAATGATTCATTAACATCAACACCATTAAGTAAAACACTTGGTCCACAACCATGTTGGGATGCAACGGAAACAGGAGAATTGTTTGATACATCAAGGGATAATTATTACAGGCCGGGAATTTATAGGTCTAATCCGCTTGTTAAGACGTTTGAGATATGGAATCATGGTAATAGGGACGCTGACGATTTAACGGCCGCAAATGCCTACTATGACAACTTAGTAGCATATTTTGACAAGAGGCGTGAAACTATTGCTAATGGCGGACTAGGCGACCCCACTTTAATCCCTGTTATAATTTTATTTAAAACAGATTACAGTTACCCATACACGTCAACCGTTAGAGCGGCACAGGAGCAATTTGTAACTGATTATCCGGGAGCAATAGGTATAGACTTAGATTCTATTTTAACGTTTAATGTAGGCGACGAAGCACATTGGAACAAGGATTGTTTTCAAGTAGTTGGTGAGTATGTCGCCGATATAATTCATAACAACATATAATAACATTTAAAAAAAACAAAACCATGACAAAACTAGACGTATTAAATGGAATTGCCGACATAGTTGACAATTTCGAGGCACAAGAAAACGAAACGTTATCTAGCGAAAGACAAACACAACTAACCGACACAATCGCTACTTATTTAGAGACGGTTAATCCAACTAATAACTATCCCCCAACGCCAAGATGAAATATTTAGCTTTTATTGCTGTTTTATTATTTTGTGCAGGGTATTGGATTTGCTGTTTAGCGTTTCCTAGATACGTAGACAGTCCTACCGAAATGGTTAAGTGGTGGGATTTGAGAATCTCTATTTACTCTGTAATATTTGGTATATGCTTTAGCGTTGCTTGGTACTTAACCAAAGGAGTAACACGGGCTGTTTTTTTAGTTGGCATGGTTTTTTGTGGCGGCGACATAATCGACAGGTACTTTTTTAATATTAATAGTTTTGAGTTTGACGACTTACTACTTTACGCTTTTGCTATTTACTATATCTATACAGAGTATGCCAGAGAGATTAAAACAAATTCCTGAAGAGTTTTGGAATTTTATAGTTAAAACATTGCCCTTTAGTGCAGCAGCCTTGGCGATAAGTATATCTATTCAAATAAAAAACAAAACAGCAACGATAATAAACACTGTTTTATCGATTATAATAGGACTTTCTTGCGCTTATTTGACAGGAACATTTATTCAAAAAAACTTTGGCCCAAGTTCTGCACCTATAATTACAGGCGTAATAACAATCGCCGGCGAAAAGGTTGCTTATTGGTTGATTTACGAATTCAAGTTTGATTTAATTGGAGAGGCCGCTATAAAATACTTAGTTAAAAAATTCAAGAAATGAGCAAAATATTAGATATTGCAATAGGTGAAATTGGAGTTGTTGAAAATCCCCCCAACAGTAATTCCGTAAAGTACAACGATTGGATTTACGGTAAAAAGATTTCAGGTTCAGCGTACCCATGGTGCGGCGCATTTGTTTCGTGGTGTTTTTACATGGCAGGATTCCCGATTCAAAAAGCGGGATTAAAAAAAGGATTTGTTGGTTGCCAATACGCCGTATCAAACTTAAACAAGTGGGGTCGTTTAGTTACAGTTCCAAAACCAGAAGATATTGTTTTTTATGATTGGAATGGTGACGGCAAATTTGACCACACAGGCATATTCGAGAAAGATTTAGGTAAAGGACTGTTTTCTGCAATTGAAGGCAACACAGCGTTTGGAAATGACTCAAACGGAGGACAAGTTATGAGAAGAGCAGACAGGAAGTATAAGTACTCAATTTTTGTTAGACCTTACGCAACTGAGG